GAGGATAAGGTTGCGGATCAACTCCGCAGCCTATCCCTCCCTGTCATCTACGAAGGGGCGACCGTCAAGTACACCCCTCCTTCAAAGGAGCGGAGGTACAAGCCTGACTTCATCCTACCTAACGGGATCATCATCGAGACCAAGGGTAGGTTCGTGACTGCTGACAGGCAGAAGCACAAGTACATCGCGGCTGAGTATCCAGACCTCGACATTCGCTTCGTCTTCTCCAACCCTAACCAACGCATCAGCAAGACAAGCAAGACTTGTTACGCCAAGTGGTGTGAGGACTACGGGTTTCTTTATGCAGCTAGGCTGATCCCTAAGGATTGGATAGCTGAACCATCTGATCCTCGCGCAATCCAAGCAATCGAGAAAGCAACTGGCACCGCGTTTGCGGACCTTATGAGAGGACATGCCTAATGACCAATGAATACCTCGAACCGGAAGTAATTGACCTCGTCAAGAAGATCATCACTCTTGGTGGTGATGTGAAGAACGACATACAGGAAGCTGCCATGCTCTGTACTGCCCTCACTGCTGTCGGGTGTATGATCTACGAAGCCTTTGGCAAGGACCCCGCTGAGTTTGGGACCACTGTCATGTCTTTGGCGGTTACCAGTAAGGAAGCCATCGCTGAACTCAAGGCCAATGGAGTTGTCCTCTAATGACCAAGACCCTCAACAAGAAGTCCATGCTCGACCTGATCTTCGATCACCTTCTGAACAAGGGTTCGATCACCAACGTCGAGGCCCAGGCCCTCTACCGTTGCCGCGCCCTGCCACGCCGCATCGCTGATCTCAAGGAAGCTGGTGTACCGATCATCTCTGTCCTCAAGAAGGATGCGACTGGTCAGCGTTACGCCCGCTACGAACTGAACACGGAGGAACTCTAATGGGACCGCTCTATTTCCTCGTCATCTCCATCATCACCTCCACTGGTGAACTCCAGATGGAAGCCATGCCTGTTCCCAACTGCGAGACCAATAAGCAAGCCTTCGTCCAGCTAATGGAGGAAGCGAAGGGGTCCGGTGAGATCAAGGACTGGAACGCACTGTGCCTCACTGTCGGTGATAAGGGACACGCAATCTGATGTACATGAATGCCTACCAGAGCGCTGCCCGCAAGACTGCGATGGGTAACTCCCTCGACCACTTCGTCCACGGCCTCACTGAGGAAGCTGGTGAGGTGGCCGGGGTGATGAAGCGGTTCCATAGGGGTGATGAGAAGTATCAGGATAGGACGTATGAACTCTCCCCCTTCGCCAAGGACAAGCTGTTGGACGAGATCGGTGATGTCCTCTGGTACATCGCCATGATCGCTGATGAGCTTGAGACTACCCTTGAGGATGTCGCTCTCCGCAACATCAACAAGCTGGCGGATCGCCACATGCGTAACGTCATCACTGGATCAGGAGACAACCGTTGAAGAAAGATCGTGTGGATAGGGTTCGTGAACGCGCAGAGGAAATCCTTAGTACAGCAGTAGGTGCTGGCCTGACTTTGGAGGAGGTACTCTCAGCGGCTGCAATGGCTAACGCCATCCTCAACAGGTCCTCTGGTATCCCGCTGGAGGTCTTCAGTGCTGCGACAGACCGCATCGCTGAGATTGTATACAACGCCGACACCCCAGTAGTTAACTGACAAGGACACACAATGGATAACAATCTCGAAGACAAGGCTGAACACTCCCTCTCTTATGTCAATCTTCTCATTGACATCTTCAAGGGCCTTGATGCTGATCCCGCTGAGGCACTCACTGCCACCATCGCTGCCTCTGCTGTGATTGCGCGTGGTGTCGGTGTTCCCAAGGATACGTTGATTAGTATCTTCAATGACACCGTGAAAGATATCTACGCCCTCGACGCGGTGAACTAATGACCAACGAGAGCGACAGCACCTTCATCAGGAAGGAAGCTTGTCCCTCTTGTGGTTCACGCGACAACCTCGCCCGCTACTCGGATGGTCACGGCTGGTGTTTCGGCTGTGGCTACCGGGAGCGGGGAGATGGTGAAGTCGATCAACCCAAGGAGAGACGAGTGAAGAACCTTATCGACGCTGGAGATCACAAGCCTCTCACCAAGAGGAAGATCACCCAAGCTACATGTGAGAAGTACAACTACACCATCGGTGAACTGTCAGGTCAGCCTGTACAGATTGCCCACTACCGTGACGCTGAAGGAACCATCGTAGCTCAGCATGTCCGTACCAAGGACAAGAGCTTCCCTTGGTTTGGCGACAAGTCCAACGCTCTCCTCTTTGGGCAACATCTCTTCCGCGATGGTGGCAAGAAGGTGATCATCACTGAGGGCGAGATCGACTGTCTCACTGTCAGTCAGGCGTTTGGTAATCGCTACCCTGTAGTGTCCCTGATCAGTGGCGCACAGGGTGCAAGGAACGATATCAAGAAGGCATATGAGTGGCTCACCTCTTACGAGGAGGTGGTAGTCTGCTTCGACATGGACGAACCTGGACGCAAGGCCGCTGCTGAAGTAGCGTCTATGCTCCCTCCCGGCAAGGCCAAGATTGTCAGCCTTCCCTTGAAGGATGCCAGCGACATGTACGTTGCTGACAGAGACAAGGAACTTATCAACGCCATCTACGATGCGAAGACCTATCGTCCTGACGGTATCCTCAATGGCAAGGACATCGAGGACTTGGTGTTCGAGGATGATGAGGAGTTCGCTCATCACTACCCTTGGCAGAAGCTACAGGAGATGACGCTCGGTTTCCGCCCCGGCGAGGTGATCGTGTGGACTGCGGGATCAGGCATCGGCAAGTCAGCTATGGTGCGTGAGATCGAATGGAGCATGATCCAGAACGGTGACACAGTCGGCATCATCAGGCTTGAAGAGAGCGTGAAGATGGCGGCGCGTGATCTGATGGGACTGTCCATCAGCAAGCGCCTGAGGAAGTACTGGAAGCAGACAACCGCTGAGGAGAAGAAGCTTGCGTATGATCTCACGTTGGGAACTGGCCGTGTTTATCTTTATGATCACTTTGGTAGTACTGATATCGATAACATCATCTCCCGTATACGGTATCTTGCTGTCAGTTGCGGCTGTACTATGGTTGTGCTTGATCATATCTCTATTGTGATCTCCGGTGAGGAAGATGGTGACGAGCGTCGAATGCTCGACAACCTGATGACCAAACTCAAGACAGTAGCGATGGAGACAAGGATCGTTCTCCACATCGTGTCCCACCTCAAGCGCCCTAGTGGCGACAAGGGACATGAGGAAGGCGCTCAGACTTCCCTCGCTCAGCTTCGTGGGTCTCATGCCATCGCTCAGCTTGCGGACCTTGTCGTTGGCGTGGAGCGTAACCAACAGGACGAGCGGTTCAAGAACGTGAACGTCCTTCGTGTCTTGAAGAACCGCTACACTGGTGAGACTGGTCTCGCTGGATGGTTGATCTACGATCAGGAGAGTGGCCGCTTGACTGAGGCGCTCGATGATCCGTTTACAAAGGAGGTCCCACATGCGGGACAAGGAGACACCGATAGTCCATTCTAAGAGAGACACTCCTGTCCTCATAGATGGCAGTGGTGGGTGCAAGTTCACCCGCTGCTACTACAATGGGCATCCTTCGATCATGCTTGAACACGCTGATCTTGGACGCCCTCTTCTCATCACAGGCCCTGTTCTCGCTGGCATCAATGGATGGCTGGCGAGGCTGGTGCAGGAACAAAAGAACATCACTCTTCAATAAGGATATAAGAATGCAGGGTCCCACCCTCCCCATCTCTATCGAAATCGACACCATGAAGTATCGTCAGGAAGGCGAGACCCACCGAGAGAAGTGTACTCGTATCGCTGACGGTATGAAAGACAGTGACGAACACTTCCATGCCATGCGCGACATCCTCCTCGACCAGCGGTTCCTCCCTGCTGGTCGCGTACAGGCTGCGGTAGGTGCCGCACGACAAGTCACCCCGTTTAACTGCTTCGTGTCTCCGACGATCCCCGACAGTATGTCTGGTATCATGGATGTAGCTAAGTTTGCTGCTGAGACGATGAGACTTGGAGGAGGTATCGGCTATGACTTCTCGACCATCAGACCCCGTGGAGACCTTATCGCAAAGACTGGCTCTCCTGCGTCAGGTCCCGTGTCATTCATGCGGATATTCGACGCCGTCTGTGGAACTGTTGCTAGTGCAGGACATCGACGTGGCGCTCAGATGGGAGTGCTGCGGGTTGACCATCCTGACATCGAGGAGTTCGTCAGGGCAAAGCAGTACT